GAAAATCGTATTGACGAAAAGATGAGATTGCTCGAAAGAGATTTAAAAGAAATATTACAAGAGGCACTTGACAATCCATTAGCAGATTAGATGTTTACACATGCATGAATTTATGTTATAATATATAATAGTAATGTAAAAACAGAGGTACCTATGTTAGAACGATTTAACGCTTGGCTAATAAAACTTTTAAAAATAAATATGTCACCACCTGTAAACTATCTTGGTGGTAAAAGGTTAGAAGATGAACGTTGATTTTATGGGGATGCATTTTCGTAAAATCTCGGAAAACGTAGATTTAAATAGACTCAAGAGAGAATGTGAAGAAATATTATCTTCTCGTGACTCTTTACAAGTAGGGTTACAGTCAAACAAACACAATGGTTCTTGGGAAGATGCTATTGGTAAAGGCACGTATATGAAGGAAACTGATTTCATATATCCTGTATTTTCCTACCCTCTTATAAACCATTACATCAAAAAATACAATATGCATAGGACACGGATCTTTGTCAGTAATCCGAAAACGTGTCTCAGTTGGCATCACGATAGATTACCGAGAATACACATTCCCATACAGACAGATCCTGGTTGTATCATGATCGTAGAGAACGAGGCGATGCATCTGGAAGCTGGTAGTGTCTATAGAGTAGATACACGAAAATACCACTCAGCAATGAATGGTTCAAAACTCAATCGTATACACATAGTAGGTTGTGTTTCGGTCTAAGAACTTTTCCATCTCTGTTCATTAATCCACTTTAACCAGTGAACGCATTCGTCACATGGATCATTTCCAAAGCCTATAGGCATATCTTGTTCCTTCATAGTGTGTTTATATATTATAACACGTATTTGGCTAAATGTAAACCTGTTACATAAATGATACAACTACAGTTAATTTAGAAAAAAGTTTTAAAAAGTGTTAATTAGGTGTTTACATTTAATTTGAAATAGTGTAGTATGGTTATATCAAATAGGAGATAGACATGACAAAATTCAACCGTAAAGATTTCAGCTACCATGGTGGATACCTAATGTACACAGGTGACTACGAAGATCGTCCTGTATACGAAGACAGTGAAAGAGTTCACCCTTCAAATGTTGGCCGCGGAATTGATTTGTTCATAGCTCGTTTCAAGTACAGTGGAAGCCCTATCAAAATGGGTGCATTCAAAAAATTCCTTATCAATAACTTCACTGTTGAGGAATATGCTAAAGCTCGTAAGGCTGAAGGAATTGAAGGTTCACCTCTTAAAATCTTAGAATCGAAAGGTTTTGCTATATGACAAATACTTATCACACACTGTATCACCCTTCACGCCCTACCGGTTCTACCGGTAGCGCCTTCGCTATTCACTTTACACCTAAAGGCGATGAGGTAGAAATCGTTGATCATGTCAAAGGTGGCATGGGAGCAATCTTTCCAATTAAAGCTGCTCGCATTTATTATAAAGAGAAACTCAAAGAAGGATACACCACATGAGGTTAGATAATCTTACAAAAGAGCAAATGGATATGTGTGATGTGATCTGGAACATCACAGACGAACATGAATTCCGGAAGGTGTCACACACATGGTCACCAGGTAAGATGAATATGGCTCTTACTCTTATCCAAATCATGGCTCATGAAGAACTGGAATACGAGATCGAACAGATGAAGTCGTATCCCCTTGTAGAAGATTGGTTAAGTGTAAACCTGTTACATAAATGATACAATTATACTGTATTTAGAAAAAAGTTTTTAAAAGTGTTAATTAGGTGTTTACATCTGTTCCTACATGTGGTATATTAAATTATCAAATGAGAAAAAGGCTAATCAAAATGAAATATGTTGTATCAACTCAGTACTTAGAAAACTATGGCGCTCACTGTGAGGACGGTAAGTTCTCCAGCGGTAATGCTTACTGGAAGATGAAGGGTGGCACTGACTACATCGTGTCCGACTTGGATCGTGTCCAGGATGCTGTTGCATTCGTAATGGCAGCCTATGGTGTTAATGACCTATCTCAGAAAGAGTATCCAGTAGCGTTCCGCACCTATGATGAGTGGCAGGAAGAGTTGGCTCAAGAAAGCGATGACTATCGTGAGTTCCTCGAAGGTCAAGCTAAAGAAGTGTCACCATTGGTGGCATAGGAAATTAGGAGGATACAATGCGAACCGTACACTACGTAGGAATGGATCAAGATACCTACCAGCGTGCTCGTAGGGTTTTCGGTGGACCTGCCTACTACCACAAGTGGATGGATGCTCGTGTTTGGACTGAAGTTGACGATAGTGATATGGTAGTTGTTGGCAACCCAAAGTTTAGTCCATACGTCTGGGACGCCTCTGCTGTTGATTCGAAATGGACTGATTGAAGGAGATTATGAATGCTTTATATTGATACCAAATTTGCCTTTATGTTGTCGCCATTAAGTATGGTATCATAATTGTAACACTTATAACTTTTATTAAAAAAGTGTAACTTTTATTAAAAAAGTGGTTTACAACTGTTTTAAAATGTGTTATAATAAACACATCAGATAGAAAAAAAGAGGAAATATATTATGGCACATGAACTAGAAATCATCAACGGTGAAGCTCAAATGGCATATGCAGGTGATCTACCTTGGCATGGTCTTGGTACAAAAGTGTCCAACGATCTCACACCTCGTATGATGATGCAAAAAGCAGGTGTTGATTGGACTGTTTCCGAGGTTGAATCATACATTGATCACCAAGGTGAAAAAATCCCTACTGGACAAAAATCTCTTGTTCGTTCCACAGACGGTAAAATTCTTACCAATGTAGGTAAAGACTGGCACCCATGCCAGAATGAAACAGCATTTGAATTTTTCAATGAATTTGTACTTGCTGGAGATATGGAAATGCATACAGCAGGTTCTTTGAAAAATGGCAAGTATGTTTGGGCCCTAGCAAAAATCAAAGAATCCTTTGATGTATTTGGTGGTGACCAAGTTGACTCATATATGTTGTTTTCTAACCCTCATCAGTATGGTAAGGCAATCGATGTACGGTTTACACCTATCCGTGTTGTATGTAACAATACACTTACTTTTGCTATTAACCGAGATGCACAGCGTGCTGTTAAAGTTGGTCACCGTACCGAATTTAACCCAGATAGTGTAAAAGAAACTTTGGGTCTAGCTCACGAGAAATTTGCTACATACAAAGACATGGCACAATACCTCGGCTCGAAACGCTTTACTGTTGAGTCACTGTTGCACTACTATAACGAAGTGTTCCCATTGTCTACTGGAGAGAAACAAGAAGTTGTCACAGCTGAGAATCTTTCTCGTCCAGCAAAACAAGCACTCGATGTTTTGGACTCACAACCAGGTGCAAAATATGGTGAAGGATCCTGGTGGCAGGCATTTAATTCTGTCACATATATGACAGATCACGTACAGGGTCGGTCTGCTGACTCCCGTTTGTTTAACCAGTGGTTCGGTTCTAACCAGTTGCGTAAAGTCCGAGCGGCTGAGAAAGCAGTTGAATTTGCAAATGCGGCATGATATTAATGAAGATTGGATCGAGTTCTTTTTTAAGGACTCGGCCCAATCGGCCAAACCACGTGAACTCTATCATGAATATATGTTGAGAAAGTTTAAAGAGGAACGTGAGAATGAAGCTTGATAAACTATGTAAAAAAGTAGACTTGCCTTCTATTCCAGATTCCCTTTTGGCATCTTTTGATGAAGTAGTTAGCAATTACATTGAAACCACTAAAGGGTGGACACTAGAGAATGGTACATTTGCATCATATTATATGGATACTAAAAACTCAAGCCGTAGTAAACTACGCAATTGGTTAAAAACAACATTTGATAAACACGATATTAAATGCGAATCCCCAAATGGCTTTACATACCAAGCTTTAATAGATGGTGTTAAAATACACACTGACAAACACCGTGAATATGTGTATAACTATATTATTGACCCCGGTGGATCGGATGTGTATACAGTGTTCTATAATGAAAATAAAGAGGAAATTTATAGAGTAAAGATTGAGCCAAAAACTTGGTATAGATTATATACAAAAACACTACATACGGTATTAGGAATTACAGGAACCCGTTTTGCAGTATCTGTATGCAACCTTCAAGAAGAAGAATGAAAGAGGTATTATAGAATGAAACTAGTGAATGACAAGGAGGATCCCCATCTAGTAGGGATCCTTGACTCGGATGGAGAGGCATTAGAAGTAATTGGTTGGATCGGATCCCTTAATCGAGACTTAACTGATTCAGGCTATGAAAAATACCAATATGAAGTTGTAACACGAGGTAAAAAAGTTTACATAGAACAAAAAAAGGGGGCTTAGGCTCCCTTTTTATTTTATATAAATAGTATATAATATAAATGTTTTTAGGAAATTTCAATGATTCGTTTTAAAAATTATTTAGTAGAAATGGCTAATACAGACATTGCTGATGTTAACGAAATCCAGCTTGGCTACTTTTTGTCAAATAATTGGAGAAACTTTGTTGATGCACCAGCTGCTAAGAAACAACTTGCTCTTAAAAAGAAAAAAGTTGGAGATGCTGAGTATGACACACAAACTGGCAGGGCAGAAACAATGGCAACAGAAATTGTTTCTTGGTCAAAGAAGAACGGTTATACTGGTGTAGTCAGTAAAGTTTGGTGGACAGCAAGACCTAATGTTCTATCTAAAGCTGTTGGAACTACAGTAGATAGTAGAAAGAATCCTACGGATGTTCTAGTACAATTTAGTGATGGTGAATTTCTAGGACTATCGGCTAAAACAACAAAGACTCAGGGCGATATTGGTTTTAAGAACCCAGGTCTAGGAACTATAGAAAAAAATCTTTCAGTGAAGATAGGTGCTCCTGCACAGGAAGCTATTGAGAAATTTATGAAAGAGTTTGATGTATCTAAATCAGCTGCATCACGTAAAAAGGAAATTAGAGCAGATTCAGCAAAGGTAGCTATTGCTAATGAATTAGGCTCAATTGCACTTAATAAAATCAGAGATAACTTGTTCGTTAGATTAAATAAAATGGACAATAAGGAATTAATGTCATATTTACTTAATGATTGGATGGATGCTAAATCGTCTTATCCTAGATATATTAAAGTTACTGGTATGAAAGTAGGAGCTAAGGTGGAAGATCCTATGGCTAATAGTAAGATCACTGCTTTATCTACATCAAAAATCAAACTTACTAAGGTAGGTAATGATAGTGTTGGTGTTGAAGCTGGTAATAAAAGAGTTATGAAGATGAGAGTAAAGTATGAATCTCAGAAACTCGCATCAACAATCAAGTTCTCAGGTGACCCATGGAAGTAAGAAAGGAAATCTAATGACGTCAATGTATCTTTCCACCGAACACTTTATTCAAATTTCGGCTGGGCGTGTAAAAGACACTAGTCATATTAATAAATTTGGTTACAACTCCGCAGTTGGCAGTTCATATGAAACTGTTACTGACCTTGGAACAAATAACTTACCATCATCGGCTGCAGTTGTTTCTATAGTTTCAGCATCTACAGCAGATACTTCTGCAGGGACTGGTGCTCGTGCTGTAGAGATTCAAGGCCTTGATGCAAACTATAATTTAAAAACAGAAACTGTAACTATGAATGGGCAGTCAGCGGTAACAACTACTGCAACATTTATTCGTGTATTTAGAATGAGAGTAACAAGTGCTGGTACAGGTGAAACCAATGCAGGTAATATCATTGCATCTATTTCTTCTTCGGATGTTGCTCGTATTACTGCAAATGAAGGTCAAACTCTTATGGCTATCTATACCGTTCCTGCAAAAATGACAGCATATCTTATCAAGTTTCAAGGTTCTCTATCTAAAAACCAAGAAGCCCAGTTTCAAATCAGAGCAAAAGAATTTGACGATGGTGCTTGGAATGTAAAAGGATTATGGGGAACATTTGCTGCAGCAGTTAATTATGATTATCCCGTTCCAATAAAGTTTACAGAGAAAACAGACATTCAAGTTCGTGCTAAGGCTGGCGCCACATCAGAGATTGGCGCAATTTTTGATTTAATTTTAATAGACGGAGTTGATAGATAAAAGATATGAAAACGTTCAGTGAAACATTAACAGAACAAAAAAATACCCATATGACGCACATTGAAGATGCTGTCATATATGGCGGTGTAAATGGTGCTAGAGAAAGTATTTTAGCTTTAAGATCTGTACGTGATATGCTAAAAGGAGAACATGATGGAAATGTTTCTGTTAAGTGGGATGGTGCTCCTGCAATTTTTGCTGGTACTGACCCTAGTGATGGAAAATTCTTTGTTGCAAAGAAAGGAATCTTTAATAAAAATCCAAAGGTATATAAGTCTGCTGCAGATGTTGATGCTGATACTAGCGGTGATCTTGCTGATAAGTTAAAAATGGCACTCAAAGAATTGAGCACAATAGGCATCAAAGGTGTTATCCAAGGTGACTTCCTGTTTGGACCAGGCGATGTTAAAAAGAAAAAAATTAAAGGAGATTCCTATATTACATTTCATCCCAACACAATTGTTTATGCTATACCAAGTGACACAGGAATGGCGAAAGATGTCACATCAGCGAAATTGGGGATTGTCTGGCACACTACATACAAAGGATCAACATTCGAAACAATGAAAGCTTCTTATGGTGTTGATATAAGTAAATTTAGATCTAAAACTGTTTGGTCACAAGATGCGATGTTAAGAGACCTTTCAAAATATACAATGAGTGAAAAGGAAACTGGAGCTGTAAATGCACATCTTTCAAATGCTGGTAAAATATTCAACAAA